TCAATAGTATGCTCTATATCCAAGTCTTCTATTGTTAAAACTGCTTTGACTTTATAATTAACACCTTCTGGACTTCCTTTATCTCTCCAACCCGATTCTATTTGTTGTTGAGAAGTAACTCCAACTTGTTTTAGAAATTTACGAATTGACATATTTAGTTCATCATTCATTATCTAAGTCCTAACATTTCTTTAGTCATAATATAATCTCTAAGGAAGTCTGATCTAACAATATCATCCCATCCAAATTGAATGGTATTAAAATTTTTCATTTGATCTACAATTCTCATAAACTTAACAACTCCATCTCTTTCGCCGCCTTCTTTAAAATCTGATTGTAAAAAGTCACCGGCAAAAATAACTCTACAATTGTTTCCAACTCGAGTCATAACAGAATCAAGTTCATGGAAATTTAAATTTTGCATTTCATCTACAATTACTACAGAATTATCAATAGTAATACCACGAATAAAAGATGTCGTTAAAAATTCTAATTGATTGCAACGTACCATTCTTTTATATGGTTGATCACCTCCAATTATTTCTTCTACAATCGATTTATACGGTGTTTCAAATACTTCTTTCTTTTCTTCAACAGTGCCGGGTAAGAATCCCATTTCTCTTGTGGGTACTACAGAACGAAAGATTACAATCTTTTGTTGTGGTGTTTGTTTATTAGTTATAGCCTCCATAGCAAGATACAAAGCTAAAAATGTTTTTCCAGTACCCGCAGTGCCAACTAGTGCTAAATTATCATCATCCTCCCAAGATTCGAATGCCATCTTTTGATTATCAGTTAGAGGATCATAGCGATGCAATTCTTCTTGCTTTACTGCCGCTGTTTTCATTTTCTATCCATACTGCGCGTATATCATAATTGCTATTAAAAATACAGCAATTGCTATAATATAAAAATCGTTAGGATCTTTGTTGTCCCAATAACTCATATTTTTATCGTATTACCTCTACCAGAGGTTTTTTTAATTTCTTTTAGTTTATCTTTAAAGCCATCAGGCACTTTACTATGTAGGCTGCCTACGCCAGTAACAATCTGTGGTGCAGTAATTACATGAATAAGATCTGGATCAGATACAAGCATTTCTTGCAATTCATTATATTTACATATTACATCATAAATTTTTTGAGTTGATTTATTACGCAGCGTGTATGTTGGCATATTCTTTTCCTTTAAACCATTCAGGTATATTGCGTTTTGTCCAAACCATTTTAAAACGATCCTGCTTTGTTTGATAAAATGCTCGATAGGCTTTAACTGGATCAACTAATGCAATACATTCTGGATTTGATTTCATAGCTAGTTCAAACGGTGTTTGGTTTCCATGTGGAATATTTTCCGGCAAGTGACAAAGAATATCACGTAAGTCTTTGTCGCATTTATGAATTTTCCCGTATCGATACGTATACTCATCACAAAGAGCAATAAAATGATTGTAGTGCCAAAAATAATTGTCACTACTTACCATTGTCCATTTTGTACATGGATGATTCGTATGCACTGCTTTGTGAAGAATATTTTCCCAATTATGATTAGGATGTGCCCAATACTTGATCATAGTCTTACCAGACTTTGATGGTCGGCGAGTTGGTTCGCCATCTAGAATACGATGAGCAGTAGACATCATTTGTGCAGATTCCACAACCATTTTAGGTACATGCTTATCACATTGTGATTGTGCAGCAATAACCGGATTTTTGTCTAGAATAAATAAATTCATTATGAAATATCCCTGTCAACGTAGATATATTTAAAAGCAACCTCCATATGAAGCTCCTAATAATTATTATATCAATTTGACAGGGACATGTACACTCCTATTTTTTCTTTTAAGTTGAATATTTAACATCAGCGATTCGACGTTTCAAGAAATCTTGTTTTCGAAGTATTTTTCTCATTCTGTCAAAGTTTCCTTTTTTCTCAAGTTTCTTCGCATAAATTTCTAAGTCTGTTGCGTCTTTTTTAAGTCTTTCAAGCTGAGCTAATACCATGTGTACTTTCTCCAAGGGTTAATGTTTAAACCCCTAATCTCTCAACAACCCAGGAAAAGCCTCCTCTACCATTGGTCTAGAGAGACCAGCAGGTTTCTCTTTATTAATCATACCAATAACAAGCTTTGCATCTTCAGGATGCACGCCTTCGATCAAACCTATAAACAGATTTTCGCGTTTAAACGCAGGAAGTTTATCTCCTTCGCCTCCTTTAACAAAATACGCGAATTTTTTATTTTCTCTAAGTAAATTTGCTGGATGTGATGCAGCTTCGGCTGGCGTGTATGGTGGCTTACCTGGCGGTAAATTCCACTTGACTGTAGAATCCATAGAGCCTCTAATAATATCTTTTAGCGCCCAACTTTCGTTGTCTTTTAAGATTTTAATTTTGTCAGCCTTATTTCTCTTTTTATTTGCTTCATCTAAAACTTCATAAACATATTGTTTCATTAAATAAACTCCTGTGCACTTTCAATCAAACGGTTCATCCTATTAGCAACCAGGTAGGGAAAAACCTTTCCCTTATTGTTCCAAGGATCTTGTTCTTCAAAATTATTTATAATGTTACGCTTTAGATCTTTTGGCGTTTTTGTTAAATCAATAAGCGTTTCATTACGTTGATAATTGCGATACCAAGATGCTGCATATAGAAGTTCGCCTTCATCAAGATCTTCTATAATTGCTTCTTTCTTTTTCTTAGAAAGTGGTGTTTGTCTACGACCTTCTACTAATGTATCATCATCTGATAGCACATTAGGAACCCCATCGCCTGTATCGCCTTGTAAAATCTTAAGCTTAAGGTTATGACGAGGATGACCTTCCTCAACATATTTCTTAGTCATAGGTGAAAACTGAGAAACATTGTCAAACCTTTGTAGTTGTTTAAAATCACCATCAGAAGATACAATCATAACTGGTTCATAATTACCAAACTCTTGAGTACGTTCAGCAAGAGTACCAATAACATCGTCAGCTTCACAGCGTTCAAGATGAATTACTTTATAAGGAAAGTTTTCGCGAAGATCTTCTCTGATCTTATTCAAAATACGAAATGCTTCATTCCAATCAAAGGTAGACTCATTACGACCTTTACGTCTGTTAGCTTTATATTGAGGAAAGTAATCACGACGCCAATTATTAGCACCATCACATGCTAAAACCATTTGTCCATAATTTTCTTTAAACTTTTTATTGTACATACGAAGAGAGTTAAGAGTCATATGACGAATTAAACGTTCATCATTTTGTTTGTTAATAAGAATAGTAGCTAGACAAATGCCACTGAAGTCAACTAGAATCATAAATCATACCTATTATAGATATAAACATCGGCTTCTAAAGCATTCTTTATTCCGCCAACTATATTTCCACCCCAATAATATGATCTATTATTTTCTTTAACCATAGGCTTACGGCCTTTAACTTCAACTCGAAGTTTAGGTTGCCTTGACCATTCATTTTTTCGGGATTTATTAATAGCTTTAACTGCTGCTCGTATTCCAGCAATTCTTTCCTGATCATATTTGTCAGTAAGTTTATATCTACCAACAAAATTATTTGAAGTTCTTTTAATCATTATATATTCCTCTCAATTAAATTAGTATTATTATACCACAGTTTATTGAGAATGTAAACAGTTATTTTCACTTTTTTATATGTCTTGAATGTATTTTGCAACCTATGAACTCATTGTAATAATCATCTCTCAATAAGACATCATTATCAAATTGTAGTTTGGCTTCATAATAAGACATCTCTCCCTTTGACTTGCAAAGTTTTAAGATTTCTCTTTTAAAATTATTTTCCCCTCGTTGTTCAACGAGTATTTGAACTTCTTTACTTGATCCATAATATTCTCTCCAGTCAGAGTCGACTCTGGTCTTAACTCTCCTAGATCTTTTAGAATTTTTAGGTAATACTTTAGGCCGCCAGAAGTTCTTTTTACCGATATACTTTTTGTTTGTATCCAATTCGGTGATGACATATACGAAACCTTGATATTCTTCTGGTGTTGCATCGAAGGGTTCATCATTATAATACCACATAATTATATTTATTCATCATCTTCTCCATTCCAAATTTCACGTCTTTCTTCAGCTTCTGCTCTTCTTCCACATAAAGGACAAAATTCTGGTAAATCATAAGCAAATATTGCTGAATTATTGCCACATTCGTCACATTCTATCGAGTATTCATCCATATATAATCCTTTCTAAGAATTAAAAATCAATTTCACAAGCCCCACCCGCGCATGCGGCAGCGGCAAGAGTATCGACGTCAGTGTACTTCTTTTCAGTAATATCATCTTCCCATTTTATGGGTTGAAGATTTGCTTGAATCTTTTTCCATTTATGAAGAAGATATGCATCTTTTAAACAATACTCTGCTTTTTTCATATCACCTTTTAGATAGTTATCAGCAAAGTTATTAAAACGACGAACCCAATCTTTTTTCAGAACAGTAGAGGAATCGTCAAGAGATAGATCTTCGCCTAAACCTTGTGCAGTTGAACATGCAATCCACACATTATCAAAAGCCTTAAGACCATCAACTACCATACCAGATGCAAACACTGCGGCAGTGTCATATTTCTTCACCATTTGTTTTGCAGTAATTACAGCAGTATTAGGTGCTTGATTAAAGTCTTTATCACCAGTCATTGG